CATTGTAGAATTATCTAAACCAAGACTAACACCTTGACCTATTGTTTCTTTCCAAACACCATCTGTTTCAAACTTAACATAATAATCAGATAAAGTATCTCCTTCATCACCTGTAACTTTTATAATACTGTCTGTACTTGCGTGATAAGGTAATTTTGTAAAGTCAGATATTTCATCTCTTATAGAATACATACCTGTATTACCTGAACCATCAGCAGTTAACACGGTGTAATTACTATTACCATTTGTTGAAATACCTCTGATAACTCCCGGATATTGAGACATAGTAAAATAATTTGTTACTTCACTAGATGTACCTAATCCTTGAGTTGTACTTAAAGTTGCTCCTGTGTCTTCTCTAGTTAATTTAAAACTAGCATCAGACGCACTATCAAAATGTGTACTAGATGTACCTCTAAATAAAATATCTGCAATGTGAGCAGTATCTCTAAATACTGCATCATGGTTCAAATTAGAACCTGAAGGCATTTGTAAAGAAGCTTTAACATCATAAGACATATTAGGGTGTCTTACTGTTACAGCATACTCTCGACCATAATTAGATGTTACAACATTAATATAAAACTCTTCTATTTTTGCTGTACTTAATGTTGTATCTGCTAATACTGTTTTAGATTTATTTGCAATAAAAGTATAATCAGCAATATTAACTAATTTAAAATCTGCTTTTGGATTAGTTGTAGTTAGATAACTAGACCCACTTGCAACTGTAACTGTTTTTTCATTACCATCTAAATCATAAACTTTTACACCACCATTATAAAGAATTACAACAAATTGATTGTCTTTATCTCTTTGTATAGACCAAAATTTTACTGTGTTTGGATATACGTTAGTAGCATCTATAGTGTCTATGTATTCAAAAGCAGGTCTTTTAGATAAACCATCTACAATATTGTTTTGTAAATTTACCTGTTCTTCTGCTTGATTGATACCTCTCTGTGTTGGTGTTTGTTGTGAGATACCATTCAGAAAATTAGGAATACTCTGAGATACTACTCCACCCATTAATAAGTCCTTCTAGTTGGTCTATTAATTATTGAATAAGTATTACTGTCACCTTCTAACATGTTAGCATCAGTTGCTTGACTGTCTGCTTGATGAAATGCCATTAATGATTCATTTTCATCTTGTCCAATTAATTGTACAATTTGATTATCACCAAGAAATCTTGACGCAAATCTTCTTGAAGCTTTTTGTGTAATATACTGTCTAGCATATTCTGGTAATTGTTCAAACTGTTGTACTAAAACTAAATCTACTTCAGGTACTGTTGTAAATACATCTGTATGTTTTTCTAAATCATATAGAAAACCGTTTCTTAATGTTATGTTTATGTATCTGAAGTTTTTACTAGCGTCAACTTTAACGCAATTTGAAGGTAGGGGAATTTTATTATTTTGGTCTAATGCCAAATTTTTATAATTTTCTTGTGTGTTGAAATGCCATCCTTGAGATTGGACAGACATAGAAGTTTCATCTAAAAGATTTTTTGCTGTACTTACATCAACTGATGTAGTGCCTGTAATTGAGTTTACGGGAGCTTCTCCGATAACGGACAGCATTATATTAATTGCTTGAAGCTCAGTAGTTGGTGTAATCTGTGTTGTCATAATATCCTATTAGTTAGTATAGCGGCGGCTTCAGTCTCCCTCTACCGCCACTATAAGTATTAAAGTTAAGCTATTAAGCTTCTTTAATTCCAACAGCCGCCTCAGAACGAAGCACGCCGTGCCCCATTGCATATTTAGCAACCATTAGCGTACCCTGTCTTCTAATATCATATTCGCTTTCAACAGCTAAATCCATTAGTTTTACAGTTCCGCATGCAGACGGATGTGATACCAAACATACGTAGTTTGATAAATCAACAGCTTGAGGGTTTGTACCACCCGCAGTTGCTGAACCGGCATCCGGAGCCGCAGTTACGTTAGAAGCTACAAAGTGTGCAGTAGGTATTAATTCAATACCTGCTACTTTAACAACTTTACCTTCCGCAATTGAACCTTGACCTGAGAAGTCAACGTTAGTTACGTTAGTACCGTTTGCTAATTTGTAGTACTCTTCTAATCTAATGAAAGCTTTTCTACCTTCTTTTGGAACGTAGTTAGCATCCATTTGTTTAGCCGCATCAAACAAACTGTCTATCATAGCGTTAGCCGCAGTCGAAGCTGTTGCTGAAGCAATGTTAGTGTTTGTTAGAACAGTTCCTGCCGCGTACCCACTGTCAGATACGTTTGCAGAAGCTTGTGCCGCTTGACCAATAGTTTGTAAGATATGCTTATCTTTTTGGAAAGCTAAAGCTCTACCAATTTCTGAAGAGTAAGCGCTTCTTACATCCCAATGGTTTTTTGCTTCTTCGATATTCGATAAGAATACTGAAGATAAAAGAAGGTCATTAATTGTAATAACTTTCTCGTTGTGGTTTACATCTGAACCAGTTATTTCAGCACCTGCTGTATGGTACGAAGCACCCACTCTACCCATTACTGGGAAAGTTGCAGATTTACCGTTAGAAATACTTCTAACCATTTCTGCACCTTGAGTTACTGAAGCTCTATCAAAAGAAGTAAGTACTTCTCCCGCAAAAACTTTCAGAAACAGAGCGTCTTCCGAACCACCTGCATTTACTCTTCCAACTGATACTGGACTTGCATTTGCCATAGTGTTCTCCTTTGTTATGACGTTTATTTATAAAAGCCTCTACATATGTTTCAGTTTCACATTCAAGATTGTCACCCGCAGGTGGTCAAGTTATTACACTTTATTAAATATGTGTTGGCAAGTTGCCCGCTAAAAAGCGTGCACAACTATCTACACTTCCATTTACGTAATGCTAGAGCTTTTCTTGTAGGTTGACCATTAGGTTTCTTCATGGCTCCTTTTACTCCAGACATACGTGCACAGAAACTGGCTCTACGCTTTGCCGCTTTAGAACCTCTTTTTACTTTTCCTGTAACTGGAGCTTTTAAATTAGCACCAGTTTTTCTTTTAAAATATCTTCTTCCGGCGGCATTTAAACCACCAGAAGGAGACTGATAACGTTTAGCCGGCATTACTTTTTCTTAGCTGTCTTTGCCGCTCGTTTAAATTGTTTTTTTGTTGGTGCGCCTTTTGCTCCAACCTTACGCATTTTTTCGCCAGAACCCGCCGCTATACGTTTACGCTTAGCGTGGATGTTGGCATAAAGACCTCGTTTAGCCATATTACTTTTTCTTCTTAGCCTTCATTATTTTTTTCTGTAATGCTGAAGGTAATCTTTTTTGTCCACCTTTTAGCATTTTCTTGCCTTTTGATTTTCCTTTTCCGTACATATTATTTCTCCTATAGGTTTGAGTTTGCTAGTTTAGTTTTAACTTCATTTTGATATGCTATATCTTTTGCATATCTAGGGTCAGCCATAGCCTCTGTTACTTGAGCCCATGATGCAAAACCTTGTTCTTGACTAGGTGATGCTTTACCTTCTACAAGTTTAGGCTCAATTCCATTAGCTCTTTCAAATTGACCTTTAAGTGCATTGACTGCTAACTTAACTGTGTCCATGTCTCCACTATTTACAGCTTTGTTATAAGCAGTTTTTTCACCATCAGTCATATTTTTAGAAGCCCAGTCAACCATTTCTTGATATGTTTCATCACCACCAACAGTTGATTTAATTTCATTTGCTTGTGTTTTTGCAATAGCTTCTTGACCGGCAATATAACTATCTACATATTCTTTTGAGATACCTGCTTTCTCTAATGCTTCGTAAGACTTAACATCTAACTCACCTTTTTCAGCATACTCTGCTTGTAAAGATGACATATCTAAACCTGCATCAGTAACCGCTTTCTCAGCTATTTCTAAATCATTAGTAGATTTAGGTTCTGCTTTGGCAACAGGGTCTACTTCTGGTTTTTCTTGAGATTGCCCACCAAGTTTCTTTTCTAATTCCTGATATGACTTTGCTAATTCTTCAACTGAATTGAATTTATCAGGTAAGCCTTCAGGTTTACTTTGTGTTGACTGTGTCTCGTTTGTTTGTTCTTCTGGTTTTTCTATACCAGTTTCTTCTGTTTTTATTTCTACTGTGTCTACCATTTAATTATCCTTCTTGCTGTTGTTTCATAGCACCTTGTACTGCGGGTGCTACAGCCTTCTCTGCTAACTGCATCATCTGTTGATTTTGCATAGCATCTTCTTGAGCGGCTTGCTCTTGTGCTAGTTCTTCGTCAGACTTCACAAGACCTTCTGTATCAATACCTAAACCGGTAGCAATACGTTTTATTAAATCCTGAGTATTTATACTTTGTACTATAGCAGGATTTACTTGTGCTAAGTTTGCAATCTCAGCAACAAATTCTCTTAATTTTTGTAAGTCATTACCTCTACCTAAAGCTTCTACACCTGTAATAATTGTAGGCTTAACAGAGTTTTTAGGTAATGATGGTATCTCATTTGCTTGAGACATTCGTTTCATTAATATGGTCACTAAAGGTAATTGAAACTCTTGTGATAGTAATGAATATATACCACCCATAGCAGTTTCTAATTGTTGTGCCATGTATCTAATTTCTTGTGCTGTTACTCTTTCAGCATCTCTTTGTATTGCTGTATTTAATAAGAACGCATAAGATAATCTTTCTTCTAGTTTAGCAATACTTCTTTCTACTACTTGTAAATCATATTGTTTTTGCGCTTGTAACACAGCTACATCATCTGCACTACCAGTAATAATATCACCATTTCTAGTATTAGCTAAATCTTTTTTTCTAGTAACAGAGTTAGGTCTTACCATAAATACTACTTTAGAAGATGCCGCCGCACTTTCTACAAGCGCTTGTGATAATCCTTCTAATGATTTTAAATCACCTAAAAATTCTTCTACATATCCTCTACCATAATCTTCATTATCAACTCTTACCATTCTTAATGCTTGGTATGGTAGACTATCAATTGGATAAGTTCCTTGAGAACTTTCTATTTTAATTCCTTTTACTTCTTGGCAAGTGTAAAATTCTTTATCATTTAATTTATAAATGTGTGTGTATAAATCACACTCTTCATCTGGTTTGTAATCTTCAAACTGTGAAATTCTATCTAATGTATCACCATCTAAATATGTTGGATGAATAGTTTCTTCTATTACTATTTCAATAATGTTTCCTGAAGCATCTCTTTTACATACAAAATTTGTTAAAGGAAATACTCTCATAGTTCCTTTTTTAGGAAGATAAGTTAATACATTGCCGGCAACTATAAGATGTTTAAGCGCTTCGAACACACTAACTCTTAGAGCAAGTTGTTCTATTTTACTTGATACTTCTCTTTCAATAGTTGCTAAAGATTTTTCTACTTCAGACTTAATTTCTTTTTGTTGGTCTAAATCTTTCTTAGCATCTCCTGCTATTGATAATCTAAAAAATGGGGAATTGGGTGGAAGCAAAAGTAAAAGAAGTTTACTTGCTAAATTGTTAACGCCTCTTGCGCCTACTGATTGAAATGGATTATATAAATCTGTAGAAGAATGAAATCCATCTGGTGGTAAAAGAGAAGGTATAGTTAATTCACTACATTCTTGTCCTCTATCTAAGAAGTGTTCTCTGTGTTGTTTTAAAGTTTCGTATCGCTCTTTAGCGCTTTGTTGTAACATATTATTATATTGCATAATATTAAGTTATATTTAAACCTGATGTAGTAGGTATGTTTAGACCAGAAGATGTTTGTAAAGCTGTAGTTCCAACTTTCTTTTTCTTCTTTAATTCTAAATCTTTATCGGCGTCTACTGCTGTTTCTACTGTTGGCGCTTTATCTTCTTCAATAGGCGCTGACGGTGCAATAGGTGCAGGAGCTTGCACAATTTGAGGTGCTTTTGGCTTTGATAAACACATAATTACTTCTCTGTCCTCTCTTTTAACATATTAATAAACTTAACAACATCACGTTGACCTGCTTCAAAGTATATTTTATTAGGATTATCTGTTAAAACAGGAGACTTTTCAGGATAAACTTTGTTTAAAAGTTTAACTAACTCATCTACTGTTGTAGGTAACACTAAATCTTCTTGGTCAATCATATTGTTTTCTTCTAAAAAGGGCACTTTAGTCCCACAAGTTTCCTGTTATTGTACCTTTGTTATATTCTGTAGCTCTATTCTCAAAGAAATTAGCATGTTCTACACCATTTAACACCCAATCTAACCAACCTAATGGGTTATCTTTTACACCATAATTAGGTTTTAAAGACAATTGTAATAGTCTTCTGTCAGCAATGTATCTAATATATTGTTTAACTTCTTCTGCTTTTAATCCTCTGATACCACCCATTGTAAATGCTAAATCAATAAACTTATCTTCTAAGTCTACCATGTCTCTACATGTTTGATAGATACTTGCTTTAAATTTTTCTGTCCAAATATTTGGGTTTTCTTTTATCAACTGATGAAACAATTTAATCATGCTTTCAACATGGTGTGTCTCATCTCTAATAGACCAAGTTACGATTTGACACATGCCCTTCATTCTTCCATATCTTTGAAAGTTAAGTAGCATAACAAATGATGCAAACAGTTGTAAGCCTTCACCAAATGCAGAGAAACAAGCTATCTCTCTAGCCATTCCTTCTAGTCCTTTACCTTTAGTAGTAAATAAATATTCATGTTTATTAGCCATTTCTTTGTATTCTTGAAATGCTTTGTATTCTTTATCAGGTAAACCAATAGTATCATTTAATAATGAATAACTATGTGCATGATTAGCTTCACTTGTTGCTATAGAAGACAACATCATTCTAACTTCAGGTGCTTTAAACTTAGGAATATATTTATCCAGATAAGCTTGTGCTATATCTACATCACCTTGTGTAAAGAATTTTAAGATTTGTCCAATAAGATTTTTTTCTTCTGGTGTTAATCTTTCATTCCAATCTCTAACGTCTTCGTGTAATGGCACCTCGCTAGGAAGCCAATGCATTTTTTGTTGCATGTCATAAGCTTCAAAAGCCCACCCATAATCAAATGGTTTGTAGTAAGTTCGTTTGTCAAATAAACTCATATTTTTTTTTCTAACTCCTTAATGTAATCTTCTTCTTCTTTTGGTAACTCTTCTTTAGTTTTGTCTTTACCAAATATACTATCCCAGTTCTCTTTAAACTTAGGAGTAGGTATATGTTTTCCGTCTCGTATTTTATAATTGTCTGACATATAATTCTATTCCTTCTATTATAATTATTATTAACAACTCTACTGCTAGGATTGTATGATATACTGTCCATAACACAGATTGTTTTTGTTTCTTGTTTTGTTTTCTTTTTTTCTTTTTGATTGGTTTATAATTAACACCATCAAATAATCCACTGTCTGTCATTATCCCTCACATGCTAAACAATCAGCTTCAGGTATAATTGTTCTTTCTACTTTTTTAGATACTAACTCAGCTCTTTTAATTGCTTCTGAACGACAGTAATACAAAGTCTTTAACTTTTTCTTCCAAGCTAACATATGTATATCATGTAATTCTTTTATGTTTACATCAGCAGGTACGAATACATTAACTGATTGTCCTTGACAAATATGTTGTTGTCTGTCTGCCGCATGTTCAATTATCCATTGCTGATTAATTTCTATTGCTGTTTTAAATATATCTTTTTCATTATCAGATAATTCATCTAAATGTAATACTGAACCTCTGTTTGCTAAAATAGAAGTCCACGTTTCTTCAGTGTTAATACCTTTTTTATCTAATAATTTTTCTAAGTATTTATTTTTAACTAAGAATGAACCTGACATTGTTTTTTGTACATAAGCGTTTGCTCTGTATGGTTCTATTGATGGTGATGTAGTACCACAAATAATAGATGATGATGCGTTTGGTGCCACAGCTAACAAGTGTGCATTACGCATACCTGTACCTTCCATGTCTGGAGCCTCACCTCTTTTAACTGCTAGTCTTTTACTTTCTTCTACAGCTTGTTCTTTAATACTTTTAAATATTTTCATGTTTAATGATTTAGCAAGCGCACCTTCAAAAGCTATACCTCTTGATTGTAAATATGCATGAAAACCCATAGCACCTAAGCCAATACTTCTTTCATTGTTTGCACTAAACTTTGCTCTAAACAATTCATCAGGTGCTTTGTCAATAAAGTATTGTAATACATTATCTAAAAATCTAATTAAGTCAGGTATAAATAAACTATTGTTCTTCCATTCATCATACTTTTCTATATTTACAGAAGACAAACAACAGACTGCTGTTCTATTTTCATCAGTAGCTAATGTTATTTCTGTACATAGATTAGAATGATTTACTTTTAATCCTAGTTTTTTCTGTGTCTCAGGCAATGCATCATTTACTGTATCAATAAATGAAACATAAGGCTCACCAGTGGCAACTCTTGTCTCTAATATTTTTAACCACAAATCTCTAGCTGAAACAGTCCGTACTATTTTTTTAGTGTGCGGGTCAATTAAATTCCAACTATCATCAAACGTTGGTTCTTTAATACAGTTGTCAATTAAACGCATAAACTCATCAGATATATTTATACCATGATGTAGGTTAAGACATTTTCTGTGTACATCACCACCGCTAGGTTTTCTCATTTCTAAAAATTCTATTATCTCAGGATGTGATATATCCATGTATGCCGCATAACTACCACGTCTTGTTTTACCTTGAGAGAAAGCAAGTATCTCACTATCAACTACATGTAAAAAAGGTATTGAACCAGAAGACTGTGAACCACCTGAAGTCTGTGTACCATCACTTCTTACATGTCCCCAGTAGCCACCGATACCACCACCCACAGAAGCAAGCCATGCGTTCTCTGTGTAGTGTCCTGTTAATCCTTCTCTACTATCACCTACATAATTTAAGAAGCATGAAATAGGCATACCTCTTTTACTACCGGCATTAGACAAAACAGGCGTAGAATACATGAACCAAAGTTTAGATGCATAATCATATATACGCTGTGCCATCTCATCATTATCAGAAAAAGCTTTTGCCGCTCTCATAAAACCTTCTTGAGGTGATGTTTCTTCTGGTAATAAGTACCTATCTTTTAATGTTGTCTTACCAAAATCAGTAAGTAAATTATCTCTTTCGTAATCTATCATTCTTTTGTTTCCGTTACTCTTGGTTGTCCTTCTTTTTCTATAATAAAATCAATGTATTGTTTAGCTTTCTTTAAGTCTTCAATACCATGTCCCTTGTATCTCCACCTAGAAATATACTTCACAACGTTGCCCTCACAGTACGTAAGGTTATTTTGTACGATATAATCTATAGGTTCTATACCACCTTTATTATAGTGTAACGGTTTTTTTATATTGTCCATAATTTTACTTCTCCTGTTTTTTTATTGTAATCACCATGTCTTAGTATACGTGCAACTCTAGCTTGTTGCAGAGCTTCAGCTTCAGTATACCCTTTATCTACGTAAATCTTTTTGACTATTTGCCATAGGTCTAAAAGGGGAACGTTAGTATATTTCTTAATGAGTTTCTCAGCAGTCTTAATTCCGACACCTTCTATGCCATCATAACCATCAACTTTATCACCAGTCAAAGTTTGTATCATAAACCAATAGTCAGCCATTCTGTGAGGTATTTGTTCTACAGTCATAGCATCTTGTGATAGTTTACAAGGTACTGTTCGTAAGTCCTTGTCTATACTAACAACAATACGCTCTTCATCTGTAGGCTCTGTAGCCATAATACCCATAACATCATCTGCTTCTAAGTTCTTCCACACAACTCCGTTATGTTTTTCTATGACATATTCTCGTAAAGCTTTTAATGTTAATGGTTTACGTTTGTCTTTTCTATTACTTTTGTACGAAGGTAAGACATCTTTTCTAAAATTGTTGCTGTCTGTTAATGCAATAACATAGTCATCAGCTTGTAAGTTAGAACCTAAGTCATCTATAACTGCATCTACGTCAGCTTTACACAAAGTTTCATCACAGTGTAGTGTCCATAAACCATCACCCCAGTCTGTTTCTACTTCGTTGTTAAGTGCTATCTTATATAATAAAATATCACCATCAATTAAAAGTACTCTTTTTAGTTTCATGTTTCTCCTATATATCAAATGTTAATAAATCTTCTTTTGGAATTATGTGTCCCTTACTTGTCCAGTTGTCACCACCCTTCTTAATAGGGTACTTAACCATAAGTTTTTTAAGATGTGCAGTAGGTATTAAAACCCATACTTGGTCTGTTCTCTCTTGTGTCCATAAACAGATAGCATAATTTCTTGACTGTGTTGTATTAATTCCAGAAGGTTTACCTCTACTTTCTGTTTCAATATAAACGTTACCTGTTTTTTGACACAGTCTATCAGTCTTACATTCTATCTTACCTTCTACTGCTTCTTGAAATTCATTCTCGTATTGTTGTCCGAACTTTAAATCTTTATCAAAGTGCGGTTGTGCTTTAGTGTGTTTCACTCCAGTTGTCTCCTATCTTGTATTCACCAGTGAGAGGAAGTCTTAAATTAAAATACTTACCAGTGTCTTCGATTGCTTTTACGGCTAATTGCCCTACTTGCTCAGCGTCTTTTTCAAGACATTCTACTTGTATTTCATCATGTACCCATACAACTTGATGTGCTTCCGGTATATTCTTAATTACTTTATCAAACTCTACTAACCATTGTTTACAAACTAAGGCTCCGGAACTTTGTAAAAGTGTATTGAGTGCGGCATGACTTGAACGTACTTTAACTTTTCTTTTATCAAGACCTAGTAAGTAACCACGTTCAGCCGCTTGTTGTACGTTCTCAATTAATTTATTTAATGCAGGTAAATTATTTAAGAAACGTTTTTTTATCTTAGATGCTTCTGCTACAGTTTTGTTTGTAACTGATGCAATCTTTTTTACACCACCACCATAAAGAAAGCAGTAGTAAAAACGCTTGGCTAAGTCTCTGCTATCTAACCCTGCTAATGTTTTTGTTTCAGTGTGTATGTCACCTTCTAAAACAACTTTAGCATAGTTGCCGTTATCGTACTTAGCCATGTAGTGAGCCAACATCCTCACTTCTAAACCTGAGACATCAATGCCTACAAGTTTTTTATTAGTTGGAACTGTAAATAACGCTCTACATTCTTTACCATAAGGCACACCTACACTAGGAATTTGTGCCATATTAGGAAACGAGTGTGTTGCACGTGCTGTTACGGTAGAATTAGTATTACACGTACCATGTATTTTATTATTCTTCTCATGTTTTAACCAAGCTTGTGCACCTGTTGCTAACTGTCCTATTCTTTTGTCTAATAGAAAATGCTCACATAATATTTGAGCTTCAGGATATGGTAAGCTTTCTAAAATAGTTTCATCTAATTTAGGTTTACCATCATCAGTATAAATTTTAGGTTTCCAACCATGTATCTTAGCTAGTCTATCTGCTATGTGTTGTCTGCTAGATGGATTAAAGACAATAGTTTTTTCTTTATAAAACACTTCACCTTTAACATATCCTCTAGCTTTGTTATTTACTTTAGGTATAAAAGGTATGTGTTCTTTTTCAGGTGGAAACATTACTTGAAGTTTATATTCTATTTCCATTCTTCTACCGTTTAATTCAGAATAAAGTTTTTTAGCTTTCTCAGTATCAAAACTAAAACCATATGTTTCTTGATTGTAAATTAATTGTGCTACATCATGCTCTAAATCCATAGCTTGCTGTGAGTATTTCATATCTTCATGTATCATTTTGTGAAGATTATAAGTTACTTCAACATCTTGTTTACAATACTCTAACATTTCAGGTGTAAAAGTTTGCCAGTCAGTATCAAACTGTGCTTTGTAGTTTCCTATTCTATTTCCCCAAGCTTTTAAACTGTGTCTACCAATACAATCTTTTGGAAAATCTTTACGTTGAAAGTCTTTTTCTTTTACATCTGGAAATAACAATCTTGTTGCTACAAGTGTGTCAAAAATTTTTGCCTCAGTTTTAAACGTGGGATATAATTTTTTTATAACAGGTAAATCAAATTTAATTATATTATGTCCTATAATTTCTTTTGCTTTAGATAATTTATCTAATGCCTCATCTACTGACAAAGATAAAAACTTATTAGTGTCTACATCTTTTAGTACTAAGCAATGTATTTTAGTACAAACATCAAAAAATCCATCTGTCTCTATATCAAATACGTATCTCATAATTTTAATACTTTCTTTTTAATTACATTAATAGTTGGTATAACAGTTACGTTACCAACGTCACCTAATGTACCATCATCTTCAAAGTTAATATCAGCACACAAAATATGTACATTCTTATCTTGTCTTATTAACCAACCAGTACTTACACAAATAGTTGGTGTACTTACTTTTGCTTTTTCTAATGACATCCAAGAAGCGTCTGAATTTATATCAAGCCAGTGACATAAAATAAATTTAGCGTCTAGTGTTTTCTTAGTTATTTTAGGTAGTTTCATAATTAATGTATGTGTTTGTGTAGTTTAATATCAACGTTCCATGCCGCATCTTCGCCATTCATAGCCAACGCCATCAACGCATCTTGTAATAAAGAAGCAGAACTTTCTTTTCCTACATCTAAAATTACAGGCGTTGAACTTTGTTTTGCTTTTTTAACAGCAGACAAAACATAGAACGTCCATGATACAGTATCTTTTGTAGCAATCGTTTTCATTTTTCTAGTCTTAAGTTTAGAAGTCATTAACCGTCTCCGCTTGTACTTCAGTTAAACAACCAGTGTCTAAGTCATATCTTAAACTACAAGCTTTGCCAGTTTCACCACTAAATCTATTTTTTAAAACATTTACTTGTGCAATATTATCTTCAGCCTGTAAGTCTCTGGACAAGGCTAACACCATGTCACTTAACTGAGCAATACTTTGACTGCCTCTAAGACTATTCATAGATACTTGCACACCATCTTCATATCCTTTGTTACCATCTTTAGTTCGTGATAAATGTGAGACTAATATTAAACCAATACCAGTTTCTTCTACTAACGTTCTAAGTTTAGAAACAAAATAATCTATAAGTTTACGTTCATCATTTGTATTTGCATCTCCTAATGCAGACAATGCCATGTGTAAATGGTCAAGTATTACATAATCTACATTACAAGCTTTAGCCATGTATCTTATTTTAGAGAGCAAGTTATCTGCAATTGTTGAGCCAAAATGATTATAAAGATAAAAGTTGCCACTGCCCACAGTATTGTTAAACGTCTTAAGTAAGTCTTCTTCACTGATACCCTCTCTTGTTAAGTGTAATGGTTTTTGTAATTCAACACCCATGATACCAAGTGCACTACGTTTAATACTTTCTTCTAATGCAATGTAACCTACGGTGTAATTATTTTTTAATAAGTTTAATGCTACATGTCTACAGAAACTAGACTTACCAACACCACTTCCGGCAGTGATAGTAACAAGCTCACCTTTACGTAGTCCATGTGTTTTAATATTTAAACATTCAAATGGATATGGAACTGTTACATAATTATCTTCTTTTTGTATTTCAGTCCATAAGTCTTTACCAACTACAATACCATCTGGTCTGTATGGTTTACTTGACCATATGCAATCAGTTAATTCTCTTACTTTGTTTGCAAGTAACATTTCGTTTGCATCTTTTAATGGCATTGTACAAATCTTAGCTTTGTTTGGTGTGAATAATTTTGCACACTCAATAGCCGCTTTTTCTCCGTGCTCATCTTGGTCAAAACAAAGCACCACACTCTCAAATTTTTCTAACCATTCGAGTTCTTTTTGTATATCTTTTTTAGCGCCTTGTGCACCTGTCTTAATACTTACTACGGGAAATTTATTTTGATTAGTTCTGGAAATTGATAAGGCATCTAGTTCACCTTCTGTAACAATACACATTCTTCCACCTTCTCTCCAGAGATGCTGTCCAAATAGTGTTGCTTTCTTTGCGTCACCTAACCACTGAAATGTTTTATCAGGGTATCTTAATTTTTGTGCTACTAATTGTTTATCTTTATCATAGTAGTTTGCAATTTGACATGGTCTTCCAAACCATGCACCTGTTTGATAATTAAATTTTTGTGCTGTATCAAAGTCAATGTTTCTTTTGCTTAAAGCAGATACAGTACCTGTAATAAAGTCTTTACATTTTTCTTTTACGTTTGTTTGCATTTCTTTTTCTCCTTGTTTGTGTGTGTTGCATGAAAAGCAATACGTATGTCCGTCTTCATATACCGAATTAGCATCTGAAGAGCCACACTCATCACATGCTGAATGATATAAAAACGTACTATCAGTATTTTCCATAAAATTTTTTGCCTTAATATTTGGGTTAATAAAAACCTACTGGATATTTCTACCCAGTAGGCACAAACAAACTATGTCAGCAATTCTTTTACATCAAACTGCGGACATGAGGAGCCAGTCATATCTCTATGACCAACAATTTCAACCTCACCATAACTGTCTTTTAAAACATCTACGAGTTTAACTAAACTCTCGTATTGTTTGAAAGTAAAATTACAATCAGGCTGTCCATCAACATGTTGTCCGCCAATTAGACAAATGCCGATAGAATTTTTATTAGACAAGTTAACATCTGTTTCAATGTGTGCGCCTGCTATCATAATATCACGACCATCCTGAATAGAACCGTCTCTTTTGATTATCTTATGAAACGCACATGAGAATAAACCCTCTTTTCTATGTTGCTTGTCTAAATCTTTAACATCTAAATTTTGTTTTGGATTTGTATTACTTGAGTGAACAACAATGTACTTTGTTTCTTTTCTTATGTTACTCATAACCACTCCGTTGGAACATGTTTGTCTGCGTATTTAAATCCATACTTATCACACCACATGCCATATGTTGTTTTTGATTTTTTACTTATTCTTGTTTTTGAATTAGAAAATATAAATCTAATATCTAACTGAGGATGCTGTTCTTTTATAAGACGCATTTTCTGACGGTCTTGAGAAGTAAAGTAACCTTTAGTTTCAATGTAAATGTCAGACCCAGTTAGATAAAAGTCAGGGGTATAAGTGTGAACTTTTTGGGGTTTAGTATAATTAAGTTTAGTTTCTTCAAACTTGTACTCAATCTTTTTAGTGTCAAGCTCAGAAGCAATTGCTTCTTCTAAGCCTGACCTAAACCCATACTTTAAACCAACTTGATTAGAAGTCAGCTTCTGCGGTTTCTTCTTGTACCACATTGTTCACACTTTCTGTTGCTGTATAGCCACCTTCTACTTTATCAAATCCGTAGCCTTCAGCATTGCCGGCACCACCTTCAACTAGCTTAGTTATTTGTACTGCTCTTAATCTCAGACTTACGCCTGCACCTGCCATTGCAGTGAACCAGTGTACTAACTCTGCACTAACTTTCATCTCACTTCCAGACCAAACGTTAGCATCAACTAGAGGTTTACCGGAGCTATCAAATAATGCTACTTTAAATGGAATGACTTTACCATCAGCAGATATTATTTGTGCTTTTCTTTTGAACTTGAAAATAGTATTGCCAGTAGGCTTACCTTCACTATCAAGCTCTTCTTCATACGGAGCGTTTGCTTGTTTTACAGCCTTGCCTTTATTTTTTTCTTTGGCAATCTCTACGCTCTTTTTAATTTCTTCATCAATCTGTTTAATCAATGAAGAAGCCTTGTCAGTAGGCACTACAAGATTTACTTTGTAATGTCCATCTTTGTCAAACTTAGTATCTGGTTTTGTTAACCATGCATACTGTGACACGCCTTCAGGACTTACAATCTTAACATAATTATTTTTCATATGTGTTTCTCCATTCTACTATGGGTACTTTAATGCTACGCAAAAAAGAACTCACTGTCCCGCAGTTGTTGAATATCTAAATCACCTTTGGCGGGAACTTCAGGTAATTTATCGTGTAGCTCTTCAGGTAGTTGTTTAAGAACATCATTTCTAAAATTATTAAGAATATCATGTTCAGTAAACATTTTAATAAATGCTTCTCTAATAGATTTATTAAGTGTTTCAACATCACCTGCTGTTGTACCAAAACTATCATGTACATTACAGAAATTAGTGATACCATTTTTGTATGCAATATTAACTGTACTCATCATAGCGGCACTATCTACCGAGTGAACTACGTTAGGTGCTACTCCGTTACCCATTCGTAATTTGTCAGTTAGGTCAGTCTCAGTATTTATACGAGGCTTAATAACTTCACCCATCAACATAGCCTTAACTCTTTTAGACTTCATCTCAGGATATGACTGATACACTGGAAAGCCAACAGGCGTAACCCAGTGCACTGGTAGTTGTTGTTTCGCAACTATACGTGCGATTGTTTGTAGATAATCCATACCAATTCTAGCAGACTTCAAATTATCACCGATACTGTCCCATATGACACTTGCTAAATAACTAGCCGGTTTGAATATCTCATCTGTAAATGGATGGTTTTCTCCTTTGTCTTTACGTTTTGTTAAGTCTTCAATTACAAAGTCAGTACATGAATATCTAGTTGAACCATAACAGATAGTCATAATACTTCTTTTAGTAGTTGAACGCTTAACTCCGTAGTCTAACCACAACTGAGCAAAAGGTTTGTTTTCTTTTGCATCAAGTTTTAATTTATCATTAACAGCATCTGCCACTAATTGATAAATGTCTTGCGGTGTTTTACTAGGTAAACAATTAACAAGCTTACCTGCTTTTTCGTCTCTTAACATTAAAGAATAAATTTGTAGACCGTTACAAGAACCATCTACGTTTACAGGAATACTTGAGACAAATCCATATCCTTGTTCTTTAAATCGTTTCCACTCATCACAAAATGATAAGAATTGAAACGGATTAGATGCCTTTTCCCATTGTCTATGTAACATTGGGTCAGTACCACAATCAATAATCCAACTCTCATTATCTTTAGTCCATTTAACACGGTCAGCAAAAGATATTTTATCTTCACCGTATTGATTAGCACCATGTATAGCCAACCAATAATCACCTTTGTTTTCTTTTGTGATTGGTTTGCCATGTGAAAAAGATAATAAAGCTTTAGCACCACCAATAGATTGATAGTTAAGAAACGCAGGCACTGCATACGCTCTACCTCTAAAATCTAATTGCAATGGAAAATACATAGTTTCATAATCTTTAAACTTTTGTGCAAGATGTATAATTTTAGCATACAACAAACGTTTAGAAAACATTCTAGCATTTTCAGTGTGAGCCATTACAGCTCTCTTCTTCCATTCTCTTCTACTGTCAACATTAGTTTCAATGTCATGCGGTTTGTTTGGAATATCATAATTAGTACTAGGTGGTAAACCACCAACAGCTAATCCTTTGTCCCACGCTTCTTGCATAACTTTTAAGATAAAATTATTAATCTTAAATGGTGTTGCTTGCATTGTATTGACAGCATCATACACTTCAGGCATGTCAAAGTTTTCAAGTTCCTTTTTGTATTTCTTGTTTTTTTGTTTAACAAGCTCAAGTTCAGGTAACTCTTTTGTCCAATAACCGCCACCAACTACTGACGTCCATAATTTTGGAGCCATGACAGTCGGCAAATACTCAGGATTAAGTAGTTCATTAAAACTATTTCTACTTTTAATCCATTCTCTAGTTTTATCAGTTTGTTTTATTACTTTTGCTTTTTTATGTTTAACAGTCTCAGTGCCTATTTCAATCATGCCTGTAGAATAAATCATAAGCTCAACTAATCGAAGTCCTACGTGTAATTTAACAGGTGTTGTCCACTCTTCCCATTTCATTATCTCATCACGTTTAGCACTCTCTCTTAGTTTTCTACGCTTATAAGTATAATTAAAACTACGCTTATCTAAGTCTTGTTTGACAGTTTGATATAAGTCAGGGTTTAGATGTTTAAAGTTTTTAAGACTAATCTCAGTCTCAACTTTACCACCCAATGATATACACGTTGCCGTTAATGGTTTTTGTTGTGTGATTGTATTTATGATGTGTTTACCAGTAATTAATGCCAGTATCTCAGGCTCTACTTCACACATCTTTAAGAAGGCAATAGAAGGTTTGCCTATTGTCTTTTTAGATTGTTCTTGTGTCCATTCAGCAATAGCCATTGCTAAAGGTCTTATCGTGTTTGCTACCATTACTTTACCATAACTGGTAACACTTTCTTCTTCTCTCTCTATGTGAGATTGTAAACGTTTATTAGTTCTATTAGAACCTAAACTTTTCATCTCTTTTTCATGTGCCAACTCGTCTTTGTAAGTAGGCATGCTCTCGATTAATCGTGCCATATGTCTAACTCCTATAATTATCAGTGGGTTATGTTTATAATATCTACTATGGGAACCTTAGTCGGGTTCCCTAGTAGTAACTTGTAACTCAAGCGGAATAGCAAGCTTTGGTGGCAATTTTGAGTTAAGTATATTCTCTATAAATTGCGCCGCTCTGTGTGCTATTTGGTTTGGTGTCATTGCGTCATACGCTTCAACAGATTGTGTTTTTTGTAAAAACAATATGATTTTCTTTTTAAGCTCCCAATCTATTTTAGTTTGTTTATAACTTGCAAGCTCAGTATTGCGTATAGTTAATGTATTACGAAGCTCCGCTATATCCTCAAACCAACCTGTTGCTTTAGTTTTTAAGACAATAAGCTCAGCTTCTAACTTGTTATTTTTATCTATTAGATGTTGTATTTGTTCTTTATCTGTCATTGTGCTCCTCGAGTGCTTTGATTTGTTTATCAGTTAGTTGTGTTGTTTGTTCAAACGGGTTAATGCTAGGCTCCTTCTTAGGTGTACGCATTGCATATATTATACCGGCTATTATTGTACCTAGTATTAATACGTGACCTTCAAACGGTAGTTCGAGTATTAGTTCAATCATGTTGTTAGCTCCTTTGTTTGGTTAAATTGTAACAGACTAAAGCCGGATAGTACCGGCTCTAGTTTCGCCACGTGGTATTCACTTACCACGCATAATAGGCTCATCAGTGTTACTTTTACCACTCAGCATTAACTTCAAACGTCACAATTATTTTGTTTTGCGGGCTACGCTGTGCGGCATGTTTTATTTCTGAAGCAACATCCATTAAATTTGTATAACTATCCTCAAATACAACTTTTGGAACTTCAATAGGTTTTTTATAATCAACCCATTTACCTTTTTTACGCTCACCGTTTTTAACTTCAACTTCAGTTATTTTTAAGTTTGACATCTCTATGTACATATTAATGTCCTTTTGTTATTGTTTGTTTTAGTTTTTGAAACTTAGCGTCAATCTCAGCTTTCTCAAGCTCAGAGTGAAACTTGCTAAGCTCCGCTCGTTTATCAAGACCGGCGGGCTCATCTATACGCATGCCGGAACTATTAAACCATTTACCCGTACTGGTTAAATAGTATTTTGATTTTACCTTTTTTACTTTGCAAGGGTCAACAGTTCCATCAGGTTTTAACAAGTATACTGACTTATTAAAATTTTGGTACAGCCGGTCAACCCAACGCTCATTAATAAAGTTAGATACAACGATATTAGGCATTAGTGACCCGCCTTGCTGTAACCGTTGTTTAACTTCATTCTCACGGCTAATCTTTTATTTCTAAAAGCTTGCTCATCAGCGAGCATTTTTTCGTGTAGATAGTTATATATTATTTTAAATAGCATATTCATATTGCTACGCTCCTATGTTTGGTTGTTTGAACTTACTGAGCTCATCAGTCATGGCTTAACCATGAGACAACCCGCACGTATGGCGGGCTGTTTCGCTCTGTTTATTATTAATAACCTAACCAGTGATATAGTTTTATAGCCGAATAGGTTTGTTTGTTTCCTAAGTTTTTATAAAAGTCGCTAAGCTCACATTCACAGCCATGCGCCCTGATAATGCTTAGGGCTACATTTTTTTGAATAGTGACGCCTCTTAAATTTGACAAGTTCATTAAATGTAATATTTATTAACGTTGTTATTTCTACAAAATTGTCTAAAGTCGCTGTATCTCATCCGGTATTCTCTATCACTACCGGTCAGCTCCTCAATACGATTAAGGTGTTTAGCTGTTGTCATGCTCCATACGTTTTCACAAACGTACGTATCAATAGGTGTTTTAACCGCAACAGTCGTATTATAACTGTAATAAATTTCTTTATCACCGCTTTTTTCTACATATAAACTTTTTTGGTCGATTTGTTTTTTACTCATGTTTTAACGCTCCTATGTTTGGTTGTTATTTGATATTAATTATATCAGCATTGTTATTAATAGCAAGATAAACGGCTTCTTGTTTTGATAGTTTACCGTATTTCTTAACTAAGTTTTTTAAAAACAATCTATTTTTAGAGTTATTTTTAAAGGCTGTCTGTATTATCTTAACTGGCTCAGCGTATAGCTTGCCACGCTCATTGACCCATGAGCCGGCGCCATTGTAGGCGGTACATCCGCCAAATTTAGCGCATAGCTCTTTCTGAATTAACAACGGCGCTTTTAACTTAACGCCGTCATTGTCTTTGATTGGGAAATTGATTTGTGCAATATCCATTATATCCACCCTTCTTGAGCCGCTTGTCTTAACATCTCAATTTTTTTGTTTTTGTCTGTTTCTTTAGCATAGTTTCTAAAATGCTCCTCTTTACTAACTTTGTTTTTAAACTTGTCAGCGTGGTGTTGAGTTAGTATCTTTTGTATAGTGTGATTATATTTCATAATAACCTCAGTTTGTTTGTTTGCTGTTTCGACTTAATAAGTCTCATCAGTGACGTTGACAACGTCAGACAGCCGGCAACGCTCATTAAGAGCGCCGCCCGTTGATTATTAGTCAAACATTAAATCACCGTCATCATTCAGTGTTGCACGGTCATTGAAATCGTTTAACCATTCTAAAAGGTGCAATTGATTGCCGTTATAATTAGCTTCTTTGTAAGTTTTTCTAAAGTGATATAACATATCAGATTTAATAGTTTTAAAATAAAATTCTGTAAAACCATTGTGAACATAAACGTTTTTAGCTTTGTTTATTTTGTCTAATATTGTTTTTCTTAATTCTTGCTTATTCATAATAAACCTCAGTTTGTTTGTTTCGCTGTTACTGTAGCTCATCAGTCATATTGATAATATGAGACAAACATAATTTTGTTTGTACTGGCTCAAAGCAATCACGCTGAAGCGCTAGACCGGCTCGTATTTCTACTGGTGCGGTGTCCGACTTATTTGGGGCTGTCACACCCGTGTGACCTCTATGATGCTGAGGCTGTCAGAAACAATTTAAAACTTAAGCTTAAGCCTTCTGTCACTGCTGTTAGCACTTGGTAAGTATTTAAATTATTGAACATAAAAACACAATATCAGATACAATTTTAAACACCAATGTTATTTTTGCATAACAGGTATGCACGATATGCATGACTAAGAAAAAAACAGACACCTCTATTCTATACTTACATTAGAATAGTTATAAGGTGTATATACACTTAGTACACCTAAGACACCTGAGTATATACCCTAAGTATACCCTGAGTACATACACACATACATATATACACATAGTATACACTGTATTGACTTTTATATATCTTATACGGGAACCTTAATAGATATAGTATGTATTACAACGTGTATACTATATGTAGTCTATGCGTATTCTATGTGTATACTAGGTGTACCAAACTAAAAAAACAGACGAGCACGAAGACACGCCTAGATATTTCTTTATGTATACCGCCGCCGCCGTTTTACCTTCTCACTGCTATATATACCTTGCTCAGGTGTACACAAAGTTCACTCAGGGGACACTTACAGCCACGCAACTGGTGATTGTATGGGGGAAACTCGGGTGCCGCTACAGTGATATACCACCTCAGAATTTTCTATAAAATATTCCTGAGATATTACATTCTGTCCGACAAATAGAGCGCTTCAGTTTCTCTTCTAGTCTTGAAGTCATCTCCAAAGTTATTCAATTCTTTGACAACATCTGACCATCTACCTTCAACTGCGGCAGATAGAAAGTTAGGCGTTCTACTAAGGGAACCATATTGGAACCCTACAGACGCTATTACAGTCTGCTGTGCGGCTGTTAAATCGGTAAATTTACTACCATTAGCCACTTTATTGTATTGTTTAGCTATATCACTTGTGTAAAAAGCCTTAGACAATGTATTAATAGTGTCTGTTTCTTGGTCAGTCATTATTAAATTCTTAGCTAATCCTTTAGCTTTTGAGCCTGTAAGACCTAAATATGGCTCTAATCTCTGTATTAAAAGGTCATCAAAACCCATAGCTTTTAGACTTTGAGGTGTTTTGTCTTTTAAATCAAAGCCAATACCTATTGTAACACCACTGTTAGCTGTAGGTTGATAGCCTTTATGGTGATTATTTCCTTCTAAACCGGATATAAACTTCCAGTCTACTTTATAAGTATTTTCCATATTATATAAATCTGTCCTCTTCTGGTTCTTTACCAATGGCTGTCTCCATAAATCTTTCGAGCTCTGCATCAAGTAAATCTTCTTTGTGTTGGTTGTACGATAATATTTGGTCTCTGTCCATACGTTGTACCCAATAATTAGCGGCAATAGCCAAAGCATCAATTTGGTCATCATGTCTTAAAGCTCCTTTGTCTCTAGTTAGCCTAGTCATCTGTCTAAATAACTGATGGTCAGGTTCTAGTTTAAAGTCTTCTTTTATAATTAAATCATCAACAACTAGCCTGTGACTATTCATAATGGGTTCCAAAGTATCTATAATACGTTTTTCTTTTTGTATATTATGTCTTACTTCTTCTATCTCACATGGGTGTATTCTAGCCATAATAGGTTTTAGTAGTTGTGTAGCCATACCATCACCAAAGTTACTCTCAATTACCACATAGTTAACATCTTGTTGTTTAGCAATTTGAGACAACCTAGCCATAGTATCATCACTGTAACCACCATCTAAAGAACCTATGGCGGTCAAATAAAGCACTCCATGAAGCATTTTAAGCACCGCATACGCTGTTTTGTCTTCCCCACGACCAGAAGGGTCAATTGACATAACAGACCCCTCAAAAGGCGTAAACTCAGGGCTAATATGCATTGGTGCCACGTAGTAGTCACCTTTTAAACCTACATTTGGTATCTCAGGGTCAATAGCTTTCATCTGTTCTGGAGATGATGCCCATTGTACTTTAGCCGGAGCTTCTGTCCATTTAGAACAACCTGATAATACAATTAAATCGTTAAGTTTTAAAGGGTATCTATTAGCGTCAGACATTGTTGTGTCTAACATGAATTGTAAATTAAACCCTGAACGTCCGTACGAAGACATACGTTCTAATAAGTCTACTTCATCAAATCTCTTAGGGTCTGTAGGCTTACCTTCTTTATCTGTTATATCTGCAATCATTGGAGCTATCTTATGCCCATAACCTGTTAATTGTTCTTTACTAGGATATAAAGCTGTCCATATTTTAGTTTTAAAACCACGTTCTTCCAAATCATTGTATAATGACATTTCTGTTTGTGGTGTGCCTAGAAATATAATACGTCCTACTTCAGGTTTTATGATTGCGTCAAATTCTTTTACTGTTTCACCTAATCTATCTCTCATTAACTGTGTCTGAGAGTTGTTAGCACTCTCTACGTCATCAGCAATAATTAAATCAGCACGTGACCCTGTAAGTTGTCCTGTGATACCCATAGATTTAACTGAGGGTGCGTGTGAAGCTGTAGCCGGAGCTACATCAAAACTAACCTTAGAGTGTCTTTGATTGTCTCTAGGTTGTAAATGTTGTAATATAGGCATTTCACCTATTAATCTTTGTGTAAATGTACTAAAATCATCAGCCCTGCTTTTAGATGCAGATACTACAAGTATATTACGTTGCGGATTAAGTAATAATTGGTGACATACAAATGCTGAAGTAATCCAAGATTTACCTACACCTCTAAATGCTTCTATTACAAGTCTTTTTTCTTTAGACTGTAGATAGTCAGCTATATCATATTGTATTGGTGTTGGTTCTGGAAGATTTAAATGTTTCCAACAAAGATATAAAAAGTTTTTAAAATTTTTAAGTTTACTATTCATCTGTATCAAAAGGTACTTCGTCTAGTATGTTATCAGGTTTCTTTTGTAGACTATCTGTACTATAAGTCTTACAAACCTCAAGACACACTTTCATTTCTGAAGCAGTCAACTCTTGTCCTGACTTTAATTTTGAATATGCGTGTTTAACCAGTAATTCAGGTAACTCTTTAATAATGTTATCTAAATTATTGTGGTCTTCCTTGTCTGTTGTACTTTTTGAAGGTACTTCTTTTGTTTGGTCGTTTAACATGTATTCCTTTTCTCTTCTTAGGTTTTTCTCTTACTTCAAATTCTTTAAATTTTTTAGCCATTATTCTATTATCTTTTTAATTGCTTTTGAACCATCTATATTTTCTTCAAGTTCAGCTTTTACTTTTCCACATTTGTATTCTATGTTATCATTTGCATTACGTTCAGCAACACGTTTACCTTTTAGGCAATCTGACATAGCGGGTTGTATTCTGTGTTCTGTTAATTCACCTGCTATAAACATACAAAGAGCAATTACACTACTGATGACCGTTTCCATTTGCTCTAACCTTTTCTTTTAAATGTTCAATATCTAATAATGCTTTTTCTAATTGAGATTTAAGAAATTCTATATTAACTTTGTTAGTCATGTTTTGCTCTTGTGTTGCAGTTAATTTTTCTACATCAGCATATAAGCTTTCAATCAACATAAATTGTTCTTGGTCAGTAGGTTTTTGTTCTGATTTTTTGAGTAGGTCAGCTTGAAACAGTTCTCTTGAAGTTTCTAAAGACGTAAGCCTAGCTGTTACTTCTGTATACCCAAATACGCCCATAACAACACCTGCTATAATACCTATCATGTTTTTAATAGGCATGCTTACTGGGGTGTCTTGTGATATTTTCATAAATTATTTTTTAACCAATGAACCACCAAAGTATAATCCAATAATAGCTGATACTAAATTAGTATCTAATGGTGTAATAACCAAACTATTAGAAGATAGTGTTACCCATTTCATTATTTCTTTTTCAGGTATAAAGAAAAAAGCAGGTTTAAATTCTAAATAACCTACAATTACACTTACATCTGGTTGAAATATTGGCATTAATTTAGGTAATAATACTATAGCGAATACAGCAGTTAAAGCTATAATTCTTCTAGTCCACTGAAAACCTTTATTATCGTATTCTCTTGCTTCTTTAAAACCTTGTTGTTGAACTTGTGCTCTTTGTATAAGCATCTTTTGTTCTGCTTGTTTAGCTTTGATACTTTGTGACCAAATACTCATTACTCCACCTAATACAGTAGAGCCAAGCATAGTTATCATTTCAAATGGCATAGATTATAACCACCATAAAAACACAGACCAAGCTACAAATGCCGCTAGCATTTTTTTGTCTGTATTCATTAAATAAATTTTAATTTTATTTCTCCAGAATGTTGGAGTATCTCCGAATATTATCATACTTTATCTCCTAGTTTTTCACATTTCATTGATATATAAATTTGTCTTTCAACAAATTCGTCATTTACAGCATTACCTATAGCTAACATGGTATTACTACAATCTTCTTCTGTTTGTAACTTACCTGTTAAAGGTAAATCACCAGTCATGCATAAGTTTTGTCCACTAACATTTAGTACACAAATTAATGCAACTATTTTAAACATTTACTAACCTCTTTACCCATGTTTACACCTTTTTTTATAGTGTAACTTTGCGTACCGTTAGCACCTATGTTTACTTCTTTTTTTAAATTTTTAAATAATTCGTTTTGTTTTTTATTTTGTTGTTGTTTTTCGTGATGTTTTTCTAATAATTTTGTGTCTCTCATTTTTTATAAATAATTTTTCTAACCATCCAAAAGCATTATCTATTGCACTAAAGAAATTGTAAAAAAATCTGTCAATCATTTTATTTAAAGTTAAAATAACCTAGTATTCCAACAATGACTGTCCCAACAGCTAAGATAACTTTAAGTCCACCTTTACCCATAGAAACATCTTGTCTTAACGACTTAATTTCTTTTTTCATTTCTTCTATGCTTTT